GAGGAAAAGGGCCTGCTCATGTACGAGTGGGACGAGCGCAAGGAATTCCACTTTACCTACCGCTCCCGCCTGTACTGGTTCCACCTGGACCTGGAGAAGTACGAACGCGCCGCACGCGAGCTGGAAGGCTCTGATCGCCAGGAAGATCAGTTGCTCAGCGACAAGCAACGGCGGGACAAGGCTCTGCGCCAAAGTACTTCCGTGGTGCGCATCGCCAACTGCAATTTCCAGGCGCTGTACTACATGCGCAACGACGTGACCCAAGAGGCCTGGTACTACTTCCGCGTGGATCGACCAGACACCCAGGCCATTAAGACAACCTTCACCGCCTCGCAGATAACTGCCGCACCGGAGTTTAAAAAGCGTCTGCTGAACGAGTGTAACGGAGCCATGTTCACCGGCACCCCGCAGCAGTTGGAGCGCATGCTCGGCTTACAGCTCGACAACCTCAAGACCGTCAACACCATCGATTGGATCGGCTACACCCGCGAGCACGGCGTCTACGTGTTCAACGACCTGGCCATCGCCGGCGGAAAGGTGCACAAGCTCAACGAGGAGGACTTCTTCGACGTCGGCAAGCTGAGCGTGAAGTCGCAGAGCCAGTCACCTGTGCTGCACATCAATCCAGACCTCAGCGCTTACAACGAAGGCTGGTTCGAACTGTTCTGGAAATGCTTCGGCGTGCGCGGCGCTGTGGTCCTGGCCTGGTGGCTGGGAGCTCTGTATGCGGAGCAAATCCGCCATATACATAAGTCCTACCTGTTCTTGGAGCTGATCGGCGAAGCCGGTTCCGGCAAGACCACTCTGGTGGAGCTGCTCTGGAAAACCACCGGACGCACCGAATACGAAGGCTTCGACCCGTCCAAGGCAACCCCGGCCAGCCGGGCGCGGAACTTCGCCCAGGTCGGCAACCTGCCGGTGGTGCTGATCGAGTCCGAGCGCGAGCAGAAGGAAGGCGCCCCGGTGAAGCACTTCGACTGGGACGAGCTCAAGACCGCCTACAACGGGCGCAGCGTGCGCTCCACCGGCGTGAAGAACAACGGCAACGACACCCGCGAACCTCCGTTCCGGGCAGCCCTGCTGATCGCCCAGAACAACGCTGTCAACGCCTCGGAGCCGATCCTACAGCGCCTGGGTCATGTGCACCTGACCCGCGAGCACCAGACACCGGAAACCAAACTGTTCGCCGAGCAGTTGGAGCGCATGCCGGTTGAGCAGCTCAGCGGCTTTCTGATCAAGGCCCTGCAGCCCGAGGCTCAAGTCCTCAAGCTGCTGGACGAGCGTACCTCTGGCTACGAGCAGCAGCTGCTGGCCCTACCGGGTATCCGTACCGTGCGTATCGCCAAGAACCACGCTCAGTTGCGCAGCCTGGTGGATGCCCTCCAGTTGGTGGTCCCGTTGAGCGATGAGCGCGCCGATCTGGTCCACGCCGAGGTAGCGCGCATGGCCCAGGAGCGACAGGAAGCTATCAACGCCGACCATCCCCTCGTGCGCGAGTTCTGGGACATGGTCGAGTTCCTCAACGGCCCTCTGGGCGATGCCGGCGGCAAGCTGAACCATTCCCGCAAGTCGGCCTTCTTCGCCATCAATCTCAACGAGTTCGTCGAGACAGCGGCCAACAAGCGCCAGCAGCTGCCGAACCTCAGCGACCTTAAGCGCGTGCTCAAGACCAGCAAGTCGCCGAAATTCCTGGAAACCAACAAGCCCATCAACTCAGCCATCGCCGTCGACGCCCACGGCTCCGCGAGGACAGTGCGCTGCTGGCTGTTCCAGCTCGTTTAACCCAACCCCGGCGCGGCAACGCCGGCATCAACCCCAAGGAGAAGCACCATGCAAAACGACAACGACCACTTCTACCAGAGCAACCGCATCGACACGCTGGTCACCCTGGCCGTCAGCGGCCTGACCCTGCTGGCCCTCGCGCTGGCCGGCTACTACGCCCCGTCTCTGCTGACCGTGGCACTGCACTAAACCCACCGCCCGGACGCGGCAACGTCCGGGCAACCAACCCAAGGAGAAGCACCATGCAACTGAAAGTAGAACGCGGCGCACCCGCCACCGGCAAGACCATCCGCCTGCGCCAGATCGCCAAGGCCGACGGGCAAAGCGAGCAAGAGATTCTGGTAGGCCGCCACTGCACACCTGACGCATTGGCGCGCTCGGTACGGTGGCTCGCGAATCGAGGCGCCAATGTCATCTGCATCGACGAATGCAGCGAAGAACAGATTGAACTTTTACAGGTCCTGGCGCGCCGCCTGCCGGGCAACCAGACCATCCACGCCGTCGTTGCGAACTGAGGGGACCACCATGTCGAACTACTTCTACAAGTCCGAAGCCCCAGAGGTGGTGGCCATCGTCCGGGAGTTCTACCAGGCGAAAGACCTGCTGAATGAGCAACTGGTCGAGTTGGGCAAGCTGTTCGGCGGTGCCATCGCCCCAATGCGCGACATCATCTCCCACTACGCCGGCGGCGTGAAGCTGTCCGCCAGCCGCGAGCTGGACGTCCACTGGTGCCGCCCTGACGAGTACGGCTACCGCAGCCTCCGCCAACAGGCAGTGCCACCCAAGGGCATCACCAAGGAGCAGCGTGCTGCTATTCGAGCCGAGCACGAGCGCCTGCGCGAGTTATGGAAGGAACACTGCCCGCCTAGCCTGGACACCCACGACTACTGGGACCGGCTCAACCTGAACACCGGCAGCCTGCTGCTTTGTGGCGGCATCAAGTTTGAGCACCAGGGCGTGGCCTACTTCGTTCTCGGCTTCTCCATCAACCAGGCCGACCACGAAGCGAACGTAGCTGCAGACCAACCTACGTCCGGCTGGATCACCGGTGCGGTGGAGATTCTGCCAAGCGAATACGAGGCCGCCCGCGTGGCCAAGTTGGGAGAGCGCGCATGAGCTCCGCACATGACCGTATCCGAGATGACCTGAACCGCTTAGCGGTGGAAGAGGCAGAACGCCCATACGTCCGCACCGCCGGCGTTGAAGCCCTCCAGCGACTGCTGCCAGTAGCCCAACGCTGCACCGGGCAGAGCCGCATCGTCGGACGCTTCTTGCTGGGCCTCTACAACGGCAGCGCATTCCCCTTTTCGCTTACCGATCTGCGCGGGCTTGACAGTGCCCTCTGGGACGACTGCCTCGCCGTACTCCGCCTGGACCGGCGGCCGGAGCAGGAAGTGCACCAGTACATCGAGAACGGCGACGAAATTTGGTCGCACCTGAAACGTGCCTGGGGCTAAGCCTCGAAACAAGAAGGCCCCGCCGAGCGGCAACTCGGTAGGGCCTATCCCCAAGGAGAAGCACCATGCACCACTTAAAACAACACCACCGCTGGCCGTTACTCGCCATGGTCGCCGCACTGGCGGGGGTGACCGCCACGTCGGTGGCTCTGGCCATCGCCTCGCTGATCGACAACACCCTGCTCGCCGTTCTGTTCGCCTCGGCCGCGGTGGTCCTGGACCTATTCAAGTATGTCGCCTGGCCGCTGGCCCTCGGCCTCCTGGTCGTGCGCCGAACCCTGTGCGCGTTGCTGATGATGGCCTGCGCGCTGGCCCTAGGAGCCGTCTCCGGTTGGGCCAGCTACGACCGGCTCATGTCCTCAATCATCAACAGCCGCGCCGAGCACCAAGCACGCCAGGAACAACGGCAGATCGACCTGGTGGAGCAGCGCGACGCAGACGCCGCCCGCATCGGGCAGCTCGACAGCGATGCGGCAGCCGTCCACCAGCAGGCCAACGCACTGCGCGAGCGAGGCATGGTCACCCGTGCCCTGGAGCTGGAGACAGCCTCAATGGCACGCATCGACGCCGAACGGGAGCGCGCCCAGGCGCGGCGGGACCAGTCGTCGCAAGAGCTCACTGCCCTGCTGGCCCTGCCAACCAAGGCCGCGGGCCTGCCTCTCGAACTGGCCACCCTGCTCTGCCTCGGCTTCGCGGCTGCACTGGAGATTGTGCCGGCCTTGATCCTTTCCGCCCTACGTCCAGCCCCCACGCAGGAACGCGCCCCAGCACCAGTAGCAGCGGAACAGGAACGGACCGAGGAACAGCAACAGGAACGCCAGAAAACGGAGCAGGTACCAGCAGCCAGCGAAGGGCTGCCGACCGATTTGCTGCAGCTCATAGCCAGCACGGAAAGAGGAACGAAGGTGGCAGTGCGTCAGGTCGCCAAGGGTCTGCGGATAGGCAGTGACCGAGCCACCAAGCTGATGCAGAAGGCCGCCGAAGCCGGCCTGCTGAGCAAGACCGCCGCCGGTTACGTGGCGGCATAAAAGATGGCCCCGGAGGGCGGCAACCCTCCGAGACCGACCAACCCCAAGGAGAAGCACCATGCAAGTGAACCCCAAAGAAGTCAGCGTCGGAAAGGCTACCACCGAACGCACCCGGCCGGCGATGGCTAGCCACCGCCTGGACCTGCCCAGCATCTGCGATATCTGCGGCAACGCCCGCTCGACCCGCAAACATGCCCAGTGCAGCCGCATCCGCCAGCAGACCAAGCAAGCCGAGTGGGAGTCCCTCCAGGCCGAGAAAGCAGCAGTCAAGCTACAGAAGGGGCGCCGATATGCTCGTTAAGCGCACCCTCAAACACTTCCATATGTGCTGTGGCCTAGGCGGCGGCGCCAAGGGCTTCAACCGAGCCAAGCCCGTAGTCGGCAACATGCAGGCCGAGTGGCTGTGCGTCGGCGGCGTCGACGTAGATCCAGCTGGCCTGCGCGACTTCCAGCGCTTGGCCGGCATCCCCGGCACGCTGATGGACCTCTTCACCCGCGAGCAGTACACCGCCTTTCACGGCGTCGAGCCTCCGGCGGAATGGCGGGAAGCCACTGCCGAGGACGTGCGCCGTGCAGCCAACAACCAGGACCCGGACGCGGTATTCATCAGCAGCCCCTGCAAGGGTGCGAGCGGGCTGCTGTCGGAAACCATGAGCCTCACCCCTAAATACCAAGCCCTCAACGAGCTGACACTGCGCTGCGTCTGGCTCATGTGCGAGGCCTGGAAGCACAACCCGGTCAGCCTGATCGTGTTCGAGAACGTCCCGCGCCTGGCCACCCGCGGCAGGCACCTGCTGGACCAGATCGGCAAGCTCCTGGAGTTCTACGGCTACGCCGTAGCCGAAACCACCCACGACTGCGGCGTGATCGGTGGCCTGGCCCAGAGCCGCAAGCGATTCTTGCTGGTGGCCAGGCACATCGAGAAGGTGCCGCCCTTCCTGTACGAGCCGGAAAAGAAAACCCTCAAGTCGGTAGGTTCGATCCTGGGACGCATGCCCATGGCCGGCGACGTGGAAGCCGCGGGCCCGATGCACCGGGTTCCAGCGCTGCAATGGAAAACATGGGTGCGCCTGGCCTTGGTCGAAGCCGGTAAGGACTGGCGATGCCTGAACGATTTAGCGATCGAGGACGGCTATCTGCGTGACCTGATCATTGTTCCGCAATTCCGGGACGGCTTCCTGGGCGTACATGAATGGAACGAAACCGCCGGCACCGTAGCCGCGCGCAGCGGGCCAACCAACGGCAAGTTCTCGGTAGCAGATCCACGGGCACGAGCTGGGGCCTTGCAATACCAGCAGTACGGCGTGCGCCGTTGGGATGAAACCAGCGGCGCGGTGATCGGCGTCAAGTCGCCCGGGCAAGGCACGTTCAGCGTCGCCGATCCGCGCGACCCAGGAATCGGGCACGCCAAATACAACGTGGCTCAGTGGGATGGCGTATCGCGCA